AGGATAAAACAGAACTTATAGACATGCTTAAGAGTAGATTACAACAAAAAATGGGTTAAGCCCATTTGTTGTAATAAATACTTGCATGTCTAAAGGAACTGCAGATACCTCTCTAGTAAAGTCAGCACACGCTCAGGTTGAATATACACCAGAAACACTACAGGAATTTCAGAATTGTATAAATCCTGAAACTGGCGCTCGTTACTTTATGGAAAACTTCATGAAGATACAGCACCCCACAAAAGGCGGCATCATGTTTAAGCCGTTTGACTATCAGTTAGACCTAATAGAAAACTACAACAACCACAGATACAGTATCAACATGTTGGGCAGACAGATGGGTAAGACCACTGTAGCAGCAGGATACTTGTTGTGGTATGCAATGTTTAAACCTGATAGCACAATACTTGTTGCAGCTCATAAACAAACAGGTGCTAGTGAAATTATGCAACGTATTCGTTATGCTTACGAAAGTTGTCCAGATCATATTCGTGCGGGTGCATCAGAGTACAACAAAGGTAGTATAACATTTGATAACGGATCACGCATAGTAAGTAGCACAACCACAGAAACAACAGGACGTGGTATGAGTTTAACACTGGTATACTTAGACGAGTTTGCGTTTGTGCGTCCCACTATTGCATCTGAGTTTTGGACTTCGCTATCGCCCACTCTGGCAACAGGTGGTAAGTGTATTGTAACCAGCACACCTAATAGCGATGATGATACCTTTGCTACCATTTGGAAAGGCGCTCTTGATTTATTTGATGCCCATGGAAATGCTGCACCTACTGGAAAGAACGGATTCAAAGGATACCTGGCAAAGTGGGATCAACATCCAGATCGCGACGAAGCCTGGGCAGATCAGGAACGTGCAAGTATCGGAGAAGAGCGTTTTAGACGAGAACACGACTGTGAATTCATTATCTATAACGAAACGCTGGTAGACCCTCTTTACTTGGTCAACATGGAAGGCGCGGATCCTATTCGTAATATGGGCCAAGTTCGTTGGTATAAACATCCACATCCCAACTATACATACGTATTAGCATTAGATCCAGCCGCAGGCACTGGGGGTGACAATGCAGCTATCATGGTTGTCGAATTACCTACTTTTGAGCAAGTAGCAGAGTGGCAACATAACAAAACTCCTATCGAAGGACAAATGAAAACCATGATGGGAATTATGCAATACTTGAAAGAAATGTGTGTAAAACAAGTATACTGGACTGTGGAAAATAACAGTATTGGGGAAGCTGCATTAGTTGTTATTCGAGATACAGGAGAAGAAAACTTTCCTGGAGAGTTTTTAAACGAACCAAAGAAGAATGCTGCAGGGCGTAGAGCCCGTAAAGGATTTCATACTAGCCATAGAACTAAACTAGAAGCATGTTTAAACTTGAAGCGTTTTATAGAAAACGACAAACTCACTATACGCAGTAAACCGCTTATTAAAGAACTTAAAAACTTTGTGGCAAGAGGTAGTAGTTTTTCAGCACAACCAGGTGAGCACGATGATTTAGTTATGAGTCTAGTATTAACAATGCGAATGATAGCATTTATTTCCACATTTGAAGATGAAGTTTACGATGTTGTAAACAATAATCTTAGTAGTGCTGAATTGGGTGATTACGGCGAAGACGAATGGGACTTACCAATGCCTCTAGATATACTATAAATGATAAATAGCTGTAACGAGGAGATATAATGGCTGTAGATGTCAATACCGTATCTGAAAGAATCTTTAACATACTAAAAGGTTATGGGTATAATCTTTCTATATTTGATAATTCTGGAAAGAAAGTTATTAATCCAGAAGACGCTACATGGTATGCAGTAGATGATCCCAATATTGTTGTTAAACTTGATAAATCTAACGAAGAAATTAATTTAAGTGTAAACAAAGGGGAAGATACAGAATTATTACGTAAAGCATTAAAAATGGTAGCACAAAAATATTTACTGAATTTTGATTTCAAAACTTTTAATGGTAAATTATCTCCCAAATCAGAACAAATTTTTATTTCAAAAAATCAGGAGAAGGACATGTCAGAAGTAATGGAAGCATTTGGTATAATGTCAGGTAGTAGTAAGACTAGTTATCAACCATTAGATAATGTTAAAATTATTGTTAAGCATAAAGCACCAGTAAACGAAGAGCTAAGGGGCGCTCGGAGTAGAAATATTCACAGCATTTATGTGCAGCGTGGTGAAGAACGATTCAAAATGTCTGAAAATAACTTAAAGGCAGCCCGTGCAATGGCCCGCCATTTAAACATGGGCGGAGATACTTTTGATAATATTGGTACTGCTATCACAGAGATGGCAGCAGAGCAACGAAAATTAAAAGATTTTGTGCGATATGTATCAAGTAAAGGCCTTGTAAATGAAGCAAACCAAGAATATGTCACTCTTGCTAAAGAAAATATCCAGCATATTGCATCTACTATGCAAAAAATATGTGGTGTTAAAAGTTATGCCACCGCAGTAGAAAGCTTAAAAGATATGTCAAATATTGAAGTTTTGGAAGATGATTTAGACTTAGAAAGTAAATTTACAGAAACACACTTTGACGGCCGGGTATCAGATGCAATAGATAGCATTAAGCGTGGCATGCATAGAAAGAAAAGTTTTGAAGAGTCAATCAATAATGCTATTAAATTAGAATCTTTTGAAAACCTACGTGATATGCTACATGAAACTGATAACGTAGATTTTGCGACCCCAAGCGCAAAGTTGGGTTACCAAGTTAGTCAACTCGGCCATGCAGCACAAGATAGTATGCTAAAGAACCATCTTTTTGGGATCAGTAAGAAATTAAATTCAGGCGGAAGTTTAGGGCATTTTGAATATGACACTATTAAGAGTTGTTTAATGTCAGCAAATCAGCCTAAAGTTAAAAGTACTGAAGGTGTTTACTCTAGTGTGGAAAATGCATACGAATCTTTTTTAGAGACGTTTAATATACTATAACGCCACCTCAATAAAAAACACAACCACTAAAAACCCGCTAAAAGCGGGTTTTTTTATAAATAACACTGTTAGTAGACAGTCCAACAACAAAAAAATAGGTTGACAACTTACTATCTTTACAGTATAATTACTGAACATTATGGCAAACATGGCAAACAAGGAGAAACATCATGGCTAACAATGCACTAGAGGCAATTCGAGCAAAGCTCGCATCAATGGAAACCAAACCTGGTTCCAACAAAAGTAACTTCCAAAGCGATAACGCTATCTTTCCACACTGGAATATTGAAGAAGGGCAAAGTACTAATTTGCGATTCCTTCCTGATGGCGACGAAAATAACACGTTCTTTTGGGTAGAACGACAAATGATCCGCTTAACCTTCCCAGGTGTAAAAGGCGGAGAAAACAAGCCTGTAACTGTACAAGTACCCTGCGGTGAAATGTATGGCGACACTTGTCCTGTATTAACTGAGGTACGTCCTTGGTTTAAAGACACTAGCCTGGAAGATATGGCTAGGAAATACTGGAAAAAGCGTTCGTATCTGTTTCAAGGATTTGTAAGGGAAAATCCACTTAACGAGGAATCTCCTGAGAATCCTATTAGACGTTTTGTAATCTCTCCGCAGATCTTTAACATTATTAAGTCAGCATTGATGGATCCAGATATGGAAAATATCCCTACTGATTTTGTTAACGGTACAGACTTTAGGATAACTAAAACAACCAAAGGACAGTATGCTGACTATAATACTTCTAAGTGGGGGCGTAAAGAAAGTAGTCTTTTAGAAGAAGAACTGTCTGCAATCGATGCACATGGGTTGTATAACCTTAAAGACTTTTTACCAGCACAACCAACTGCTGATCATTATACTGCTATTGCAGAGATGTTTGAAGCAAGTGTTAACGGTGAGTTGTATGATCCTGGTAAGTGGGGTAATTTTTACAAGCCATATGGCGTAGAAGTTCCTGCATCAGCACCAAGTGCTGGTCTACCACCATTAGCAGCAGCGGCAGCGCCAAAGCTAACAGGTATTGAAGCTGAAGTAGCAGCTATAGAAGAAAAGGCAGCGCCACAGTTACAACCTGCACCTGTAGAACCTGTTCCAGCACCAGCGGCACAAGCAGATACAGGCAAGCAATCAGCGGATGATATTCTTGCAATGATCCGCAATCGTCAAAACGCATAAGGAGCACACATGCAAAAGCCATTTGATTTATCGAAGCTTCGCGGAAGCCTTACGAAAAGCATTAGCGGTATCAGTGCAGGTTTCCACGATCCTAAAGATTGGATCAGCACTGGCAATCACACACTCAACTATCTAGTCAGCGGGGATTTCAATCGTGGAATCCCCCTTGGCAAGGTAACTGTGTTTGCTGGAGAGTCTGGTTCAGGTAAGAGCTTTATTTGCTCGGGTAATATTGTGCGTAATGCACAAGCATTAGGATGTCAAGTAGTGTTGTTTGATTCAGAGAACGCACTTGATGAAGACTGGTTGAAGGCACTTGGTGTTGATACATCACCAGAAAGACTGCTTAAAAAAAGCGTGAGTATGATTGACGATGTTGCTAAGGCAATTAGTGAATTCATGAAAGACTACAAAAGTAGCTACGGTGATTTAGAGTATGATGATATGCCTAAGCTGTTGTTTGTGGTAGATAGTTTGGGTATGTTATTGACTCCTACTGATGTGGATCAATTTAATAAAGGTGACATGAAAGGTGACATGGGCCGTAAGCCTAAAGCGGGG